AAGTTAGTTTTGATTTTGACGATACTTTAACGACTGAAAAAGGTTTTAACAAAGCAAAAGAACTAATTGCAGAAGGTAAAACAGTTTACATAGTTACACGAAGACAACAAAGCGCAAGTGAAGAAGTTTACAAAATTGCTGACGAATTAGGAATACCAAAAAGCAGGGTTAAATTTACAAACGGTTCTTATAAATGGGAAACCATTAAACACTACGGCATTGGTACGCACTACGACAACAATTCACGTGAAATAGAATTGATTAATTCTAAAACGACCGCAAAGGGTGTAAAATTCGCGTTTCAGGATTCATACAACGATTATCCCGAAGCAGCGACAAACAACGCTAAAAAGGCTTTAAAATACGCAGAAACGAATGGTTGGGGTGATTGTGGCACACCTGTTGGAAAAGCAAGGGCAAACCAATTAGCAAACAAAGAACCAATTTCACGCGACACAATTGCAAGAATGGCGTCCTTTAAAAGACACCAACAGAATAAAGACGTACCTTACGAACAAGGCTGCGGCGGTTTAATGTGGGACGCTTGGGGTGGCGACGAAGGTATTGAATGGGCAATTCGTAAGCTTAAACAAATAGATGAAGAAACACACTAAAATTTATCTTGATTATTTTGGCTACGGTTTAGAAGACTTTATTCCCTGCGAAGTATGCGGACAAAGAGCAGTTGACATTCACCACATAGACGCACGGGGAATGGGGGGAACTAAAAAAGAAGATACAATTGACAATTTACAAGCTTTATGCCGATACTGTCACGTTGTTATGGGGGACACAAAGACACATTATCAATATTTAAAGGACATTCACAATAAAGTATTAAATGGCAAAGGTTAAACAAGACAGTCGCAAAGTATCATTCGGTAAAAGAAAGCGCGGACACGCTAAAAAGAGTTCTAACAAACATTCGCCTAAACCAAAGGCATACAAAGGACAGGGCAGGTAAACTGCGACAAAACTGCGAAATTATGGCAAAATCAAAAGCATTAGAAAATTTAAAACCATTCGCAAAAGGCGAAGATTCAAGACGTAACTTAGAAGGGCGACCGCGTAAATATGTAAGTCTGTTAAAAGAACAAGGGTACAAATTAGCTGAAATAAACGATTCAATTCAGGCGCTTATGTCAATGACACCAAAAGAATTGGAAGCGGTTACAAATAACCCGGACGCAACTGTGCTTGAAATGACTGTTGCAAAAGCAATCATTAAGTCAATGAATAATGGAAGTCTTTATTCAATGGACACTTTATTGTCCCGTGTTTACGGTAAACCAAAAGAACAGGTTGACGTTCAACAGGATTCACGAATTGAAGTTGTATTTGTTGACGGCAAAACAATTTTGTAATATAAACGGCGTATCTTTACATAATGCGCATTGAGTTACCAACACCACATTTAAACCAAAAGCAAATATTGGATTCCAATAAACGCTTTATTGTCGTTATGTGCGGACGTCGTTTTGGTAAGTCTGAATTGTCGCAAATACTTGGAATCACAGAAGCTTTAAAAGGCGGTTCGGTTGCATACGTTACACCGACATACGGATTGGCACAGGTATTCTTTGAACGCCTGACAAAGACATTGCCATTTAAAAACAATATATCAAAGCTTAAAATCTATTGTCCCAACGAAGGTTCAATTGAATTCTTTACAGGGGAACGATTGGATAACCTGCGCGGTCGTAAATTCCATTTGGTTATTATTGACGAAGCTGCTTTTATTTCAGACTTAGAAGACGGTTGGTCAAATAGCATACGCCCAACCCTGACAGATTACGAAGGACGTGCGGTATTCCTTTCAACACCACGTGGCAAAAACTTCTTTTATTCTTTGTTTATGAAGCAGGGCGAAAACGATTGGCAAAGCTTTAAATTTAGCACCTACGACAACCCGCACATAAACCCCCGCGAAATTGACGACGCCCGAATACAATTACCTGAAGTCGTATTTAATCAGGAATACTTAGCAGACCCCGCAGAAAATAGCGCCAACCCTTTTGGGAACGCATTTATTAAACGTTGCGTCAAACCAATATCAGCGCAGCCAATTGTTTGTTACGGGATTGACCTTGCAAAGTCTGTTGACTTTACTGTTATCATTGGCTTAGATAATAACGGAAACGTGGCTTATTTTGACCGCTTCCAATTGGATTGGCATAACACTAAGGAAACCATAAAAAGATTGCCGCGTGCGCCTATAACGATTGATTCAACGGGTGTTGGCGACCCTATCTTAGAAGACTTACTTCGCGAAGGTGTAAACATTGAAGGTTTAAAGTTTACAAGTCAAAGCAAACAACAATTAATGGAAGGTTTGGCTTCAGCCATTCAACAGGCACGTATTGGATTTCCTGAAGGTGTTATTGTGGACGAATTAGACGTGTTTGAATATCAGTTTACTTCGCACGGTGTAAGGTATTCAGCGCCGTCCGGATTTCACGACGATTGCGTTGTTGCATTGGCTTTGGCTTGGCAAAACCATAATATTAAGCGCGGTTCAGGGCGTTACGCCTTTGCTTAATCAATCACAAAAGTTGCTTTATTAGGCAACTTTGAGCCGCAAACGATTGACAATCGGCGCATATATGACCGATAAACCGCTTATCCTTATTATTTACCGTTCATCACAAAGTTGAAAAATAGTTAGCAATATGTTTGGAATGTGTATATAACTGATAGTATCTTTGATTTATCAAACAAACAAAAACCAACATTATGAAAACTTATCAAATTACAACAAAAGAAGTAGTACACAACGGTTGTTTATTTACAGAACTTTACAATGTTTCTGAATATGTAACTATTAAAATCAATCCTATGGGTGGAACTTTTACAAGTGGTGAAAGTGAAATATTTGTAAAAGAAAAAACCGAATATTATATTAATCTTTTAAATTTTGTTCAAAATAATTATTAATTAATTACTATCCCCCGCAGGGGTGCGACTGTCCAACGCACATTTTAAAACTTACAACTATGCCAAACAAATTAAAAACACCACAGGAAAAACATTTAGAACTATTAGCTGCCCGTCAAAAGAAATACGCCAATGAATCATTGGGTATGGGTTGGTTCTTTGCTATTATTGCCGGCGCTTTATTGTTAACTGCTATAATTGAAAACCTATAATATGCCATATTCAACTTGCTGCGGCGCACATACCAATTTTCCTGAAATTGACATTTGCCCTGATTGCTTAGAGCATTGCGATTGGGAAGAAGAAGACGAAGACGAAATTGCACAGGACGAACAGACAGAAAACCAAATTGACCAAGATAAAATTGACCAAAATGCCTAATTACTACGAACTAAAACAGACTACTTTAATGGAATTGGAAATTGAAGGTTTAATTGAAAAGATTAAACAACTTGAAATAAGTTTAGGAATTAAAGAATTGGAAGTTAAACAATTAAAAATGCGTATATTAGCATTGGCAGATATTAACCAATAATACTTTATGATAACAAATTTTGAATACCTTACAAGGGAAATGACTGACGAAGAAAAGAAGTTAGTGCCAATTCTGATAAAAGGATTTAGCACAAAGACAAAAGACAACCCAATTAAAGCGCCTGAAATTGTACAGTCAATCAATAGCAAACGTGAAACATTGGGTTTAAAACTAAACTTTTCTGAAGTTAGGTTGCGAAAAATAGTTAACTTTATAAGGGCAGAAGGGATATTGCCGTTAATAGCAACGTCAAACGGTTACTATTGCAGCAATGACAAAGAAGAAATAAAGAATCAAATTGAAAGCTTAACGCAGCGCGCTGAAGCAATAATGTCAAGCGCTAACGGGTTAAATAAATTTTTATGATAATAGTTTTATCAATAATATGTTGGGAATGTACTAAATTTATATTCTATAAACTTATAAATAAATAACTTATGAAGGAATTAATTGAACTTCGCGATTGGGTTGACCAACAATGCAAAACAGGTCAGCCGTTTACCTGCGCAGACGTTTTAAATAAGATTGACGAAATGTGCGAAACTGACGACGATATTGATAATCTTTTATTAACTTCGTGCTATGAAATGGAATAATTTAACCCTTTGGCAGTACCAACAATTGATGCCTATTTTAACCAACCCTGAAAAGGATTGGACAGAATTGGACAAAGAAGTTAAGCAATTAGCGGTAATTAGCGGACTGACTGAATATCAGATTGACAGTTTAAGCATTGAAACATTAAAGGAAATGCGCCAAGACTTGGCATTTTTAGACGAACCGATTGAAGGCAAACCGGTTGACTTTATTGTTGTAAATGGCAGACGATACAGAATGAATTATGATATTAAGAATATGCCGGCGGCACGATATATTGAAAGTAAGGTATTCAGCAAAGACACATTGGGAAACCTGCACAAAATAGCTGCGTCAATGGTTATACCGCAAAAGAAGACTTGGTTCGGCAAATGGGTTGACGATAAATATGACGCAAGTAAGCACGAAGACTATGCTGCGGATATGCAGGAAGCTAATTTTATACACGTTTACCATTCGTTGGTTTTTTTTTATCAAGTTTACAGAAATTGGATAGAAGTTTCGCGGGACTATATGAAGGCGGAAATGATGAAAGCGGGAATGACGGCGACGCAAGCGGAATCGGTGGTGTTGCTTTTATGCGACTCTATGGGTGGCATTATACCGCCAAGCTTGTTGCCGAACACGAAAATATTAGAAATTCAGAAGCTTTTGAAATGAAGACTTTGGAGTTTTTGAATACAATGGCGTATTTAAAGTCAAAAAACGCATACGACCGCGAAGAAGCAAAGCGGCAAAGATAGTTGGTTTTATGTTGTGAGTAAATGAAGAAGACCCCGTTATTTAGCGGGGTTTTTCTATTGGCGGTATTTAGGCTTATTTTAGCTATTTATGGGTATGAACGAGGCAAAAGCACAGGCAATTTTTTTAAGGGAAAAGTATTTAAAAGAAATAGGCGACTATTATAATTTGATTGACCCAAGTGAATATCCTATTGCTGAACAAATGTTAATGTATTATGGTAAGGTTTTTAATGATACTGTTCAGGCTAATTTAGATAAAAGTGGTTCAATTGCTTCAGGAAAAATTGGTGATTTGGTTGTACCAAAGATTAATAAGTTTGGTAATAATTACGAAATGCTATTAGGATATGACCCAAAAAACCCTGCTTCAATTTATTATAAATTTGTAAATAAGGGGGTTCGTGGTGCAGGTGGCGAAAATGCAAGACCTAAAAAAGTATCTTCTGATTCACCTTATCAATATAAAACACCTTTTCCAAATAGCAAAATGGCTAAGTCAATTTTGGAATGGTATAAACTTGGAAAGGCAAAAGCTAATACAGATTCCCAAAAAAAAGGATTGAGCAAAACACAAAAGAAAAATAAAAAACTAAAACAGGTTGCAAATAAACCGTTAACATTAATGCAGGTTGCATTTAGAACGGCTGCGGCAATAAAAAGGGACGGTTTAAAAACAACACATTATTTTGACAATTCAATTAAAACAGTATTTAATAAAGACTTTTTTACAATAATGGCGTCTGCTTTTGGTGGTGACGTTCAAATACAAATTAGACAAATAGGAAATAAAATAGAATCAAGCAATGGCAATAACAGTAAATAGTGTACCGGCTACATATCCAAGTATGCACGAAGACCTTTGGTTTGTAGCTTCTTCAACAAATGTAGGGGTTACAAACTTTAAATTTGTGTATGACGTTTATGTTAACGGTACACAGGTAAGTAGAAATAAAGTATTCCCTGCACCAAGTGGCGAAGGTAGTTACGGCGTATTTAACGCATCACCAATGGTGCGCGCATACGTAACCAATTACTTTGAACCTTCAGGAAGCAGCGTATTAGTTGCGTCAAATAACAAAATAAAGGTTGACTATCAAGTGCGTATTGGCGAAGAAGTAAGTGGTGCAGTTGTTGCAAACTTAGCTTCAGGTTCTTATTCTGCATACAACTATTATGCGCCTTTATTTGGGGATATATTCACAGAAAATGGCGACGTACCTTTGGTATTGTCTGACTATTATGACAATTTACTTATTGAAAATTATACAGACGATTGGTTAAGTGACCGCGACAATGGGGATATACCTATTGAATACGGCGACCAATTCTTTATTACATTCTTAAAGATTACAGGCGGTACATATAAACTTTGGGTTCAACCAACAAATGCAAATGGAACTTTGGGGACTGCGGTAAGTGGCGGAATTACAATGACCGGACAATTTAACTTGTTCAATTTTCAAGCTGCGGCAATCAATACTTGGGCGGGTTCAACAATAATAACAGAAAATACATACGGTTACAATGTTTATATTTCACTTGGTGCAGGCACAACAAGGGTATTACGATTCAGGCAAGTATGTAACCCAAAGTACAGACAATATAACCTTCACTTTCTCAATAGACTTGGTGGATATGATACAATGGCATTCAGATTGGTTAACAAAAGAAGAAGCCAATTTGAACGGTCTTCATACAGACGTAACCCTTATCAGTTATCAGGTAGTCAAATGAAGAATATTGATACGTACAACAAATACAATGAAACTACGTACAACTTCGCAATTCAGCATACTGACTATTATATGTTGACTTCAGATTGGGTTAATGACCAAGATTATGCTTGGCTTGCGCAATTAATAGCGTCACCAATTGTTTATATGGAAGTACAGGGTGCATTTTTCCCTGTAACAATTAACAATACAAACTATCAATACAAATATAAAGTTGCTGATAAATTATTTAATTTTGATTTAGAAGTTGAAGTTGGTAAATATTTAAACAGTCAATTCAGATAATGATAAGAACAGAAATTTATATTGAAAATCAATTAGTGGATTTGTTGCAAGATATTGGGACAAACTTTACATATACAATTGACGACGTAAACGACTTCGGAAGTCGCAATACTTCGTTTAGCCGTACAATTTCAATTCCTGCAACGTCAAGAAACAATATAATATTAGGTTTTGCTTTTCAATTAGGTATGGCTTCAGAACACAATATGGAATTGCCTAACGTAAATACAAACTTTACGCCTTCGCAGGCTGCTAAATGTGAAGTATTTATTGATAAAATACAGATATTTAAAGGCGTTATTCGCATACTTGAAATAGTTTCAAATAAGAGTGCAACAGAATATCAATGCGCCGTGTTTGGTGAATTAGGCGGGTTTATTACTGAATTAGGTAACAAGCGTTTAGAAGACTTGGATTTTAGCGAATACAACCATACTTGGAACGTTACTTCAATCCAAAACAGTTGGGATTCAATTACAGGTTCAGGTTACTATTATCCATTGATTG